AAAGGAAACAACAATGAAAAAAACAACTAAACGTAAAGGCAAAGGTTACGGAAAGTAATCATTATCGACGGTGTTTTATACATTATTGGTAAATAAACTATATAATCCATAAAGGGAGTGATGCCACAATGACAGACAATTCATTGGCTACAGGTGATGCAACTGATGCAACAGACCTTCAAACTGATAATCAGGCAACGGCAGAGAAAACTTATACCCAAAAAGAACTAGATGCTATGATGGCTCGTATGAGAACCAAATATGAAAAGCAGTTTAGTGAATTAGGGGATTTGAACGAACTCAAGCAATTAAAAACCAACGCAGAAAAGCAGAAACAAGAAGAAGCCGTAAAGCGTGGTGAGTTTGATAAAGTTCTACAAGATTTCGCTGCTAAAAAGGATGCGGAAATCCAAAAAAGAGATCAAATCATTAAGGAATACCGAGTGAATACACCTTTGTTAAATGCAGCAAGCAAATACCGTTCAGTTAATCCTGAGCAGGTTAAGAGTTTGTTGGCTACTAATGTAAGACTTGGCGTCGAAGGCGAAGTTGAAGTGGTAGACTCAAAGGGCGTGGTTCGTTATTCCGATGCAGGAACTCCATTAGGAGTTGATGATTTAGTAAAAGAATTTTTAGACACAAATCCACATTTTGTAATGCCTGGTAGTTCAACAACAAATACCAAGTCAAATGCTGGAAATACTGTCAAGGTTGAATTTGATCTTGCAAGTTTGGATATGAAGAATCCTGCCCATAGACAACGATACAAAGAGGCCAAGGCAAACGGCCTCGTTTAATGCCTTATAATCCAGGAGACTTAATAAATGGCTAATACTACTTCAATCAACAGTGAATTGTTTACAGCCCTTCTTGCTGAAGCACAATTCCAAGCATACGAGCAGTCAATTGCTCGTCAATTAGTAACTACTTTCGACTTCCCAGCAAACGCTGGTAAAGTTCTTCAAGTTCCAGTTTACGCAAGCGTAAGTGCTGTGGCTCTAACTGAAGGAACTGCACCAAGTGCTGCTGATACTGGCACAAGTTCAGTTGATATCACTCTAAGTGAAATCGGAACCTACTTCAAAGTAACAGACTTCCTACGTGATTCAGCACAGCGTGACGTTATTGCTGACCTTGGTGGTCAAGCAGGTCGTGCAATTGCTGAAAAGATGGACACAGACGTGTTCGCTCTGTTCAACAGTTTCTCAGCAAGCGTTGGAACACAAGATTCGGCAATCAGCGTAGACAACGTGTTCGAAGCAGTTGCAACTCTACGTGCTGCTAAGGTAACTGGCCCACTGTTCGCAGTTGTTGGTCCTCGTCAAGCACTACAACTTAAGAAAGCACTTTACAACGCTGGTGGAACAGTAGCAACTGCTGCTGCACTGGGTTCTGCTGTTCTAGAGCGTGGCTTCATTGGCACCTTAGGCGGATGCTCGATCTTCGAATCAAGCCTAGTAAAGAGCGATCTTGATACCGATGCTGACAGCGAATTGAACATGGTTGGTGCAGTGTTTGCTGCTTCAGCACTGGGTCACGCAATGCGTGGTGGAATCAGCATGGAAACACAGCGTCAAGCCGCAGAACGCAGCACTGACGTTATGATGACTGCTGTTTCAGGTCAGAACATCCTTATCAACAGCCACGGTGTAAAAATCGTAGGTAGTGCTAGCGACTAATCCGGAGAGGTAACAGTATGGCTTTCATAATTGAAAATAATACCGTAATTAGTTTTGCAGAGTATTCAGACTTGGCTGCGAGAGATCAACGCCTGTTTGATAACAATGAAAGCCTTACTGATGATGTTGTCGAACCTCTTTTAATTAGAGCAACTGAGCGAATACTCGCAAAGATTCGTGCAAGTGATTGGTGGGTGAGTTATTATATCCGTAGAGATGTAAGTGGCACACCCATCAACACAGTTGCTGATATCCCAGCATTGGATCCAGACAAGATTGCTGCTAGACAGAATGATTTTGCTGACCTATGTGTTTACACTGCAATGAGTGAGTATATCCTACCATTGATTGCAGACTTTGGCGAAGAAAGAAACGCTGAAGTAGAAAAGATGGGATACTACACTAATAAAGCAGAAAGTCTTCTTATAGAATTACTGACTGCTGGTGATTGGTATGACTTTTCGGGCAATGGAACTATTTCTAGTGCAGAGAAACAACCAGGAAATATCAACCTTAAGAGGGTCAGATGAGACAGGAAGTGCTTGATTACATTCGTGCTTTAAACTTAGGTTCTTACACTGTAAGTGATGAAGTTCCAAGAGTAGAATCAGGCACTCCATTATATCTTAAGAATCCCAAAAGGATTTATGTAGATGTAAATCAATATGCGGAGACTCCACTAATCTCAACTTTGGGAGGATTGGATATCCATACATATACAACATCAGTAACTGTTTACTTCAGCAACGATGCTAAACTATTACCCAATAACTATGATTCATTGGTAGGTCAGTTGATATTCGCAAAGGATATCAATGTTACACAAGGATACAACAGCCGCGAGGCAACAGTATCTACTAGTGTAGAAAATGACTTACTTGTGACTCAAATAGATTACTCGTATACCAAAATTAGATAAAGGAACAAAACACAATGGCATACATTTATCCAGCACCAGGTGTTTCAGGCGTTCAAGCAACTCTTAAATTAAGCATTGCTTCAAACGGTTCAGACACAGGTTACACTGTTCCAGCACTACAAGATGTTACTGTAAATGCTGCGAATGACGTTTTTACTTGGACCCAATTAGACTCGGGTTCTAAACTACAAATTGCAACTACTGCAACCAACTCACTATCAATGAACCTTGTTCTTGATCAAGATGCTTTCTTCGGAAAGAGTTCGGCTACTGCTGGCACTGCTGAAAAAGAAGGTATCTTTGGTCTTTCAACAGACAAGACTTTAGTTGAGTTTGAACTTTACCTAGGCGACACTTCGGCCGCTGCTACCGGTAAAACAATCTCAGGCGTGGGCTATGTAACTGGTCTTGCTCCAACTGTTAGTGCTGACGCACCAGTTTGGGTATCACCAATCACTATCACTGTAACAGGTGACTACACAGTCGCATAAGGGCGTGAGGGCTTAAGGCGAATGAAAAAAGGCTGTTTCGGCAGCCTTTTTTTATATCCCGCTAAATATATTAACGACAGGATTTAAAGATGACTGATTTAATAGATTCAAAGACAGATGAAGAGATTTATCAAAGTATAGTAGCAGAGGCTGCTAAGGCAACAGCGGAAACCAAGGATGCTAGAGCCGATATTGAAAAAGTCCAAAAGAGAATACAATTTATTCTCATGTTGGCACACAAGTTGATCGATAGAAAAAAGGATTAAAAGATGAAACTTAAAGCACTTTCAAAGAAACCACAATTGATACGGGCCACAGTTGACAACGAAAAGATTGTTAAAAAGTATGGCGAACCAGTTGAATTTTGGATGTATGATCGTTATGAGATCGACACCTATTTTAAATTAATGAACGTTGAAGAACAGGATTTTATAACCATGAGCCGGGTTGTGAAAGACATGATCTACGACGAAGATGGAACACCGATTGTTGAGGCAGGTGAAATCCTACCCAGCGATCTATTAATGAGTATTGTTACGGAGGTCATCAAGCAGTTGGGAAACCTGCAAACCCAGACTTTAGAAAAATAACGCCAAGCATAAATGCGTGGCTTACACTGGATTTTGTTGCAAAACGTTATGGCAAATTACCCAGTGAAATCGTCGAGTCTGGGAGTAGTATTGATTTGCAAATAGCACAAATGGCTATTGCTTATGAAAACTGGTTGAATCGAAAACACAAGGACAAGAGCGAAGGTAAAATTTCAAACGACTTAACAGCGGAAGAAATGCAATCAATGCTCAACACGGTAAGGAACAAGTAAATGGCATTGCGTCAGACAAGTAATAGAATATCGCCAGATATACAAGCAAAACTAAAAAGGCTTGGCTCTGTTCCACCTGACGCATACCAATTCTTTCGAAAAACAACTCCAATAAAATCTGGTAATGCAAGGAAAAATACTGATTATGATTCGACCGAAACTGGCGGAACCATAACAGGTGATTATCCATATGCAAATAGATTGAATGAGGGTTACAGTCGTCAAGCACCTGAGGGCATGACCAAACCTACCATTGCTCATATTCGGCGTTTGGTAAGAAAAATATTAGGATAATAAAATGGCAACAATTAGAGACCGTTATGTTTTAGATATAGATACCAAAGGTGCTACCACAGCACTTACTGGACTTAAAGGTGCATTGGGTGGATTAACTGCTGCCTTGAGCGTTGGAGCAGTGGTTAACTTTGGCAAGACTTTAATTGATGCTAGTAATCAAATTACACAATATGAAAACAAACTGTTGGCTGCTGGTATTGCTCAACAAGACCTTGCGAAGACATTTGAAACTCTTAGAGGTGTTGCTGCGGCCAACAGAACCGAGTTTGGTGCTACTGTTGACCTTTTCTCAAAACTGCAAGCGTCAAGTTCAAGTCTTGGTCTAACACAAGAAGGCGTTGTAGAAAGTTTAACCAACTTCCAAATTGCTCTAAAGGCTGCTGGTGCTGATGCTGCTACTGCTGATGCTGCTATCTACCAATTTGGTCAAGCAATGGCCAGTGGAACACTACAAGGTGATGAATTCCGTTCATTGATGGAAGCAATGGGCACAAGTATGGCAAAGGTTGCCAGTGATGCTGGCATGACTTCAGCAGAACTAAAAGCAATGGCCAGTTCAGGTGAATTAACTGCTCCAGTGTTCTTGAAAATGTTGAACGCCAGCACCAGTCTACAAGCCAGTTTTGAAGCAATGCAACCTACTATTGCTGAACTTGAAACGGCACTTTCCACAGCCTTCGTTGATGCCGCTGCTGAACTATCTGACGTAACTGGTTTAACAGATGCCTATGCAGGATCTTTAGAAGGTCTTACAAGAACCCTACAAGAAATTGCTGGAACCACACCAGCAATTTTTGATGAAGACAGCGTTACTATTTTAGAAAAAGCCCGTGACGGAACCTATAGTTACAGTGCTGCCTTAAAAGAATTAAACTACGATCTTGAAAACTTCCAAGGCTTGATGAATCTATTCACTGGCAATATGGTATTCGAAGAAGATCAAGTTAGACTAGATGCTCTAAGAGCCGCAATTGCAGAATTAAAACTATTACAAGAAGAAAGTAAAAAGGCAGCCGAAGCCGCTGCTGCCGAAGCAGAAGCAAGAAAGGCTGCACTTGGACCATTAGAAGAAGTAATTGCTAGAACAAAAGAATATGCAAATGCCAACGCTGAGAGCACTAGTAAACTAGATGGATTGATTGCTCAACAAGAACAAGTAAAAGAAGACATTGATGCTCTTAATGCTGCTCTTGGAACTGGTGCTGAACAATATGTTAACCTCAATGCTGAAATTGCTGCGGCTGAAGAACGCCATGCTGCTCTTGGTATAGAAATTGAAAAAGTAAGACAACAAACCGAGGGAATGACACTAGGAAATTACTTTGCTGATCTTATTGCCAACAGTGAAGAAGCAGTCCAAAGAACTGAATTGGCAAAGTATGCTCTTGAAGATCTCGATCTTGCATTAAAAAACGGTGCTATCAGTCAAGAAGTTTATAATGTTGCATTGGAAACTGTTAATTCATCCTTGGGTATTGCTGCTGAACAAACACAGACCTATGCCGATTACTGGAAAAATTTACAAGAAACAATTGCTCAGACCACACTTGATCAACAATACAGTGTAGAAGCATTTGCAGAACTAAAATCACAGTTTGACTCGGGTGCAATATCCATTGAACAGTTCAAGGCTGGACTTGATGCTCTTGGCATGAGTTTAAATGAAGCAGGCTATAGCACTCTTGCTTATGGTGACTATCTAAAGAATCTACAAAGCACTGTTGAAGAAACACTGGCCATGGATGGATTCAAACAACAGGCTCTAACAGATCTAAAAGCACAACTAGATGCTGGCACAATGAGTATTCAAGAATATGATGCTTATATGCGAGCAATGGGAGAAACAACTAGATCAGTTGCTGACCAACAAAAGCGTCTAGCCGATACTGTTGACGATTTCAAATCATCGGCTGGTGATAGACTGCAAAGAGAAAAAGATCAAGCAGAACTACAAGGATTAACCGGACTTCGTAGAGAACTACGCGGCATTGAACTTGAAGAACAAAGACTTGCTGAAAGTGCTAAAAAGCGTATTGCTGAACAATTCCCAGATGGTGTTAACAGTCAACAACAGATACAAGCCATCAAAGAAATTGATCGTGCAATGAAGGAATCAATTCAATCAAGATCAGAACTTGCTGAAGAAATCTACAACCAACAAAGAACATTCAGTTACGGTTGGCAAAAGGCCTTTGAAGAATATGCAGATGATGCTGGCAATGCTGCAAAGACAGCACAAAAGGTTTTCCAACAAACCACTAGAGGCATGGAAGATGCTATTGTAGGATTTGCCAAGACCGGTAAGTTTGAATGGAAAAGTTTTGTTGCTGATATTGCTGAAACCATTCTTCGTGCCAATGTTCAGAAATTGATTGCTGGATTGTTTGGTGGAGCAATGCCAGGTGGTAATCAAGGATATGGCAATCAAGGGCAAAGCAGTGGCGGTGGCTTCCTAGGAGATCTATTCGGTGGCTTCTTTGCAACTGGTGGTATGATTCCTCCAGGACGCTTTGGTATTGTAGGTGAATCAGGTCCAGAATATGTATCAGGTCCAGCAAACGTAACACCAATTGGTTCAACTCAAGTAACATATAATATCAATGCTGTGGATGCTGCTAGTTTCCGTCAATTGGTTGCAAGAGATCCAGCATTTATTCACGCAGTGGCACAACAAGGTGCTAGAACAATTCCAGGGAGTAGAAGATAATGTCATTTCAATTCGTAATTGACAACGCAGAAACCATGGGAGTGAGTCGTCGCCCAGTGGTTGCATCAACCTTAACAAGAAGCGGCCTTGTTAGAACTGTAAGCCGTGGAAACAGTCTATGGCGTTTCACAGTTAGATTACCAGATGGACCACGTTGGACTGACTATCGTCCATATATAACTGCAATAGAAAAGAGTGACAGATTTGTCGCCGAAGATATACAGTTTAACAATAGTGGATACGATTGGATGTTTGCTTACCAAGGTGATTTTGCCAATATCAGTGGAACAGTAACAGTAACAATTCCATCACCACGAACAAATACTGTTACAATTGCCAGTGCTCCAACTTTGGCCTCAGGATACAGATTTAGAAAAGGTGATCTAATACAACTTACCTATCCAGGCCCAGTTTACGTTATCACTGAAGATGTAGCATACAATCAAAACACCATCACACTACATAGACCAATATTGGATCCTACTTCAGGTGTGGTAACTGCTAGAATTGGTGAAAACTGTATCTTTAGTCTTCAAATGATTGAATTTCCACAGTGGAGTTTCATTGCTAGAGATCAAATTGGTTGGAGTGGAGACTTTGTATTCCAGGAGGCAGTAACTTGGTCGATATAAGTGAAAATTCAATTCAAACCAGTTTACTTTGTAGAATATCAGTTGCAAACTATCGAGTGAATCTAGAAGACACACCAGAGCCTGTAGAATTAACATTCAGTGATGATTATAGAATTATTGAATACGATGGTTATGATTATTTGCCCTTGGGTAACTTTGTAGGCATTACAACCAGCCGCAGTGAGATCCGTGGATCCGGTGACAGTGTTACTGTTACTATCTCAGGTATTCCAGATGATCGTGTTAGAGAAATCATCAACAGTGATATCAAAGGCAGTTTTGTTCGAGTATACAGAGGACTGTATAATCCATTAGATGGTGATCCAGACTTAATTGACGGCACCAACGTTGTTGGAAGATTCTTTGGTAGAGTAGATACCTACAACATCAATGAAGAACTCAACAACCTTGATCTTGAAGGAACATTTACCATCAACCTAGAGTGCAGTAGTTTGGTCACTGTTCGCAATCGATTTGTCAATGGACGCAGAACCAACCCAATTGATCAAAAGTTTTTAACCAACAATCAAGATGTTTCCTTTGATCGTATACCAACTCTACAACAGAGTAACTTTGTGTTTGGAGCCCCTAAATGAGTTTCTTAAGCGGCGTATTTGATTTCCTTGGAGGATTGTTTAAATCCAAAACCGGCGGTGGCAACAGTCTTGGCAAAACTTTATTGCAAACTGTTGTGGCTGGTTATGCCTTAAATAAATTAACCAAGAGCATACAACGTGACAACAACAACGCCGGAGGCAGTTCAGCACCAGAACAACCTAAAGTGGATCCGGGTGTTAGATTGCAGTTGGATCCTGATACGGAAACCAAAATACCAGTTGTGTATGGCCGAGCATATCTCAGTGGAAAGATCATTGATGTTGCATTAACTGAAAACAATACTGTATTGTCAGTTTGCTTTGTGCTTTGTGAACAAACAGGAAACCTAATCAACGGAACCCCCAGTGTAATAAGTTTTAAAAATATCTACATGGATGGATTTAAATTAAACTTTGCTACTTCAGGACCCACTGCTGGTATCTTTGTTGCCAGCACCACAGACACCAATGGTGCAGTAGATACTAGACTGGCCAACAAGGTTGCAGTATTCTGCTACAATGGCAATAGCAGTAAATTTACAGTGCCCTCAGGTTATACCAATGCTACAATTGCTGATGCAAGAGTAAACTTTCCTGGATGGACTGACAATCATTTTATGGCAGGCTTGGTATTTGCTTTCTGTCAAATTGCTTACAATCCCAATATCGGATTAAGTGGCATTCCTAACTTTGTGTTTGAATTAGAAAACACTTTGAGCAAACCCGGTGATGTTCTTTATGACTACATGACAAATACCATATATGGTGCTGCTATTCCACAAGGGGACATTTACATACAATGAAAAGTTTAGAAGAATTAAATGGATACAGTGATCAAGAGGTTGAATACACCGATGAAAGACCTGTAGGAGTTCTATTTGATAGAGCCACACCAACAAACCAAACATTGTTGATCAATGAAAACCAAACACATACCTTGCCACGTGGCATTGAAATAACTGACATCATTGATTATGCAGCCGCTGAAGTTTATCTTACATTGGATTTCACTGACATTGAATCGGATGATTCAACAACCATCGACACTATAAGCATTGATGATACAGATTTTCCTGAGCATATGTTCGTTGAACTTGATTCATATAGTGCTTTTAGAATCGGTCCTCTGCACAGTGTTGCTGATTGGATAACTGCTGTTTCAGCAACTATTCAATTGCCATTTAGATACAGTGGAACTTTTGTTTACACTGCAACCATTGAATATTTTGACCAGTTTGAAGATGAACAATCGGTTGCCTGGTCAGTGAACACCACTGTTAATGCTATTGAATATCTGTCTGCTCCAGCACCATTTGTTTATACTCCAAGATCCACACAAACAATTTCCACTGTGGCAATTGATGCTGATACCAGCACATTCAATCCAGTTTGGACACTAACTATTACTCCAAGTTCAACTGCTCCTATAACCACTGCCACTTCCACTGGCATAGGTGGGTCATTTGCTTTTAATGCAACCACAAAGGTTATTACCATCACTGGTAACAAAACACAGGTCAACAGTCACCTGTCAAACATCAGTGTAACCTTCAGTGAATTCAACCCAGACTTTACTTTTGTGTTTAACTTGTCAAACAGTTTAAATGACACAGTTGATATACAAGTCCAACAAATAGTTAACAATCAATTGATAGCATTTGTGGCATCAACTGCAACAGTGAGTGCAGATGGTATGAAGTTGAAACTTGCTGCGGCTGCTATTTCTGCTAATGCCACTATGACTACAATTAACAGTAGAATTAGAAATCAGTCTGCGGCACCTGGTGTTGTTGCCAGTGTTGTTATCACAGATGCAGTTCTTGATGCAGTGTTATTAAGTGCTCCAGGTGCTGATGATGAATTCTATGTTAACAAAGAGTTCTTTGTTAGTGCTCCAAGTCTAACTGTTAACAACTCTATTGATGGAAATTTCACTGTTGTTATATATGATCCTGATCAAGCAATTCAAACCATCACAACCCAGGGCAGTAGCGGAACTGTTACAGTTTCAAGCCCTACATCAGGCAATGGTTATCGTATAATGGAAATTGTTGGTAGTGTGGCACAAATCAACAGTCACCTTGATACATTAGCAGTAAAAAGTAAAACCACAAGATCCAGTGATTTTACTATTCAATACATTGCTACTTTCGGTGTAAATGGTTATTACTACAACGTTTCTCATAGCATCAATTATGTTCCAGACTTCTTGTATGTAGAAAGTTGGCCAGAAGACAGTGCTCCGCCAATTCCTACTTGGTTAGGAAGAATTTATCTCAGCAATACCACCAACAGCATCTTTGGAGATTCAAAAGCATCCAACACTAGACAGTTTGCTTTTACTCCAAATGATCCTGATTACACAAACTTGTCAATAACATTAACTGCTAGCCAAGGTAAATTTTATAATAAGAATACCAGTGAATACGATAATCCTTTAACATTTTCAGGAACCTACAGCACTCTTGAAGATCTAATGACAGATATTGATTATTATCCACCGTATAACCACACAGGCAATATCACTGTTTCATTTACTTCAACCAAGGATGGAGTAGCAGGACAGAGTGGATCGTTTGCAATTACACGCACCGGTGCCGGAACTTATTCAGGATCGACAGTTTCATTGCAGAGTCCAGGTGCATTTAGTTGGACACCAACACCTTCTGATTTAGAATATGGAAAACTAAATTATGCTATTGTTGGTGGTGGTGGTGGCGGTAGTTATCGCCGAGGATCATATATTACCAATCCAATAACATTTACATTAAATGGCGGAGTAGGTTTATCAACCACTGAAAAGAAATTTGGCAATGCCAGCATTTATTTTGATGGAACCAATGATCAACTTTCAAGCCAAACACCCGATCTTAATTTAGGATTGGTGAATGACAAGTCATTTGATTTTTGGATTAGACCTGACGATGTTGTTGGAAACAAGACTTTAGTTGAATTTAAATCAACTTCCAACAGTAGCAGTATTAAAATTTTCCAAGATGGGGCATTAATTAAAGTTACAGCCACAGGAAATACAGGTGGAACCTATAATTTAGCATCATCTGCTATTACTGCAGGAACATGGACTCATATTGCTTATCAACATCAAGAAGACAACACTATCAGTAATCGTAGAGCAATCTTATTCATAAATGGAACACGAGTTGATGAAATAATAAGTGCTACAGATATCAATGTCAGCATCACTAGTATTGCAGCATCATTGTCAATTGGTGCAAATGTCAACGGAACTAATTTTTATAAAGGTTACATGGATGAATTTAGAATAAGCATTGATCCATATTTAAATTCCAGCGGTTTTACTGCTCCTACCAGTGAATACACATTTGCTGATCCAGTGGATGTGAATACAATATTCATTCATGCAAATATAATTGCTGGTGAACCATCGTGGACTCCAGTGGATACATTCCTTGGAGAAACTCAGTCAGGTCATGGTGGCGGTGGTGGCAAAGTTGAACATCTAGCCGATCAGACGCTGATTAATAAAACCTATACTGGCACTGTTGGAGCCGCCGGAGTAAATGGATATAACATATACGCAAATCGAAATGGAACTGCAGGAGGTTCAACTACATTTGATGGTATTACTGTTGCAGGCGGCGGTGGTGCAACAGCACCTGTTCAAGACGTTGGTTATGGTGTTGGAGGAACCAGCGGCAGTGGAAATCTCGGAGACGATTATGGATCAGTTAATCCAAATAACAATGTTGGAGGCGGTGGTGGTGGTGACAGCGGCACCGGTGGAGAACCTTATTTGTTAAGTGGAACATGGCGTGGCGGTGATGGCGGTGCTGCTACCTTTACTGTGGCTGGAGGAAACTTAGGTCGCGGTGGTGCAGGTGGTGGCCCAGAAGGCTCCAGCATTTCGAGCAACGCTGGTCGTGGAGGTAAAGGATTCAGTGCTGCTGGACCAAATTATGAACCGCAACCCGGCGGCATTTTTATAACTGTTACACCAAAATAAGGATTGAAATAGATGTCATCATCACAACCACAGTTTAGAATCAACGGGGTAGTAGATACCTCAAAAACAGTTTGGCAAAACATAGAAGAAATTGCTGCAAGTGCCAGTGCTTTCGTAACATTCAATGTTCAGACTGGTAGATATGAAATTGTTATCAACGGACCCGGTGATCCTGTATTTGACTTCAATGATGATAACATCGTTGGATCAATCAGTTTAACAGAAACAGGATTTCAAGAACTCTACAATGTTGTAGAAATATCTTTCCCCCACCGAGATCTCAATGACCAAAGAGATACAATTCGCATTGAGATACCACCAGAGAATAGAAATTTTTGGGAACCTCAAAATGTGTTGACCATTGACACAGACTTGATCAGCAATCCTGTTCAAGCAGAACAGATTGCCCTAACTGAATTAAAACAAAGTCGTGTTAGCAAAGCAATTGAATTTCAAACAGACTTTTCCAGTTATGGTCTAAGTGCTGGTGATATTGTTTCAGTTACCAACAGTATATTTGATTGGGATGCTAAGCCATTTAGAATCATTTCAATATCAGAAGACGATGACGACCAAGGCAACATTCTATTGAGTTACACCTGCTTGGAATACGATGCTGATGTTTATGATTATTCCGACCTCAATAGATTTATTAGAACAAGAGAAAATGGATTTACATCCTATTATCAAAGCACTGGTGTTGCTGAAGTAAATGCTGTGAACACTGCTGAAAATGTCAGTGCTGCTATCGAAACTGAAGAAGGCAAAACCATTATTGCTGACGCAGGTATTCCAATTCTACAAACTGCAACAACTGGCTGGACTCCGTCGGTAATTCAAGGTGTATTCACCAGTGGCCCAGGAAGTTCATTTGGAACACAATTTGGTATAACTGGTAATCCAAGTAAATTAATGCAGGTAACATTTGAAGGACCAACTGGTATTTTTAATTATGATACAGTTATTAATGGATCCACTGTTAGCAGAAGCATCAATGCAGGTATTCCTTGCCAAATAGTTTTTGAATATAGCAGCAATGGCGGAAGCAGTTGGACACCACTGCAAACTCGTTTCTTGGACTGGCAAACCTACACAACTGTTTTAAACATCAGCAATACTCCAATTGGACTTTATAGACTGACTGTTTCAGCAGTGCCTACATATGACCTTGATCAAGAAGGTGGTAATCTTATTACTCCTACTGGTTATGCTATTGCAAGTCTAAACGTTGATGCTGATGGCGATGGCAATGCAGATGGTGCTATCTTATCAGTGGTTATATTTGAATAAGGATCTACAGATGAAATATTATTACAATCCTACAACAGGTGAATTCACAGGACACAGTCGTGGTTCAATATGGGTAGACGCTGGCCCATATATAGAAATGCCAGAGGGCTGGAAGTTCTCACAGTATCGAGTAGACTTGGATACTCTTGAAGTGGTGCCAGATCCAAAGCCTGTGCCACCGCCAATACAAAGATAAACTTTTTTCACCTTTTTTTAACGATTTTTTAGGTTTTGAATAAATACTACGCAAGACATTCAACAGGCAACAGAGTTGTCTGTTTTAACAAATAGACAACTTTACAGGAGAAACAAAATGTCCGCAGCAAGCGATTATCTAGAAAACAAACTATTGGACCACGTTCTAACAGCAACAGCATACAGCCAGCCAAGCACTCGTTATTTGGCACTGTTTACTGCGTCAACTGGTCTTGAATCAAACAGCCCAAGTGCTGAAATATCAGGCGGTTCATATGGCCGTAAGGCAGTGACTTTTGCTGCTGCTTCAAGCGGTGCAAGTGCAACCAACGCAACTGTAACCTTTGACGCTGCAACTGCTAACTGGGGCACAATCACTCACGTAGCAGTGATGGATGCTTCTACTTCAGGCAACGTTCTGTTCTGGGGTGCTGTTACAACCAGCAAAACAATTGAAAGCGGCGATACTTTCCAAGTTTCAAGTGGCAACCTAACTATTAGCCTAGCCTAATAGACGGAAACTATAAGGGGGGTGAAGAGCCCCCCAAATAACTTAAACAGGAGAGATTGATGGCCACTATAGTTACAAGAGCAGGTAAAGGATCAGCCTTAACGTTTGTTGAAGGCGATGCTAACTTTACAAATTTAAACGAAAGTAAAATAGAAGCAGTTGCAGATGACGCTGCTCCACAACTAGGTGGCGATCTCGACGTTAACAATAATAAGATAACAACTACAGTTACCAATGGCAATATTGTTGTAGAAGCCAATGGAACTGGTGCAATAAAAATAAAAAATCCATTAGAAGTTAATATTACTGATAGTGGCACCACAGGATTCAAATTCGAAACAAACGCATATAATGACGCAGTTATATCATCAACTGGAACAAGTCAATGGATTGTATTACAACCCAACACTGGCGGCGGAACTTATATCGAAGGCAATACTTCAGTTAATGGTCATCTTGAAGTAAAGGCCGCCGGTGATCTCGTTGTAAAGAGTGGAAATATTACCAATGATTCAACCAATGGTAATATCACATTATTACCAAATGGCGTTGGCCAAATTATTTTAGATGGCAATCTTGATGTTCAGGGTAATATTATTACTACCAGCACAACTGATGGCAATATTGTTCTTGCTCCTAATGGTGCAGGTGTTGTTGAACTAGGTGGCGATGCTGCCAATGGATACGATGGTGCTGTTCTTATCAGACACGGTGCTACAGATGGCAATGGTGTTATTGCCACTGACACCGGTATTGACTTGGCTATCACCACTGATGCTGGATCGGGTCTTGGTGCTTATCTTCAAATGTTTGCAGCCGGCGGAATTGAACTAACATCAAATGGTGCAACCACAATTGATGGTATTGCTTATCCAAACGCAGATGGCACTGCTGGTCAAGTAATAGTCACAGATGGTGCTGGTAATTTAAGTTTTGCGGATGCACCTGCCGCTGGTATTAGCAATGTTGTTGCAGACACCACTCCGCAATTGGGTGGCAATTTAGATGTGAATGGCAACAGTATTGTTAGCGTATCAAATGGCAATATTGTTCTTGCTCCAAATGGCACTGGCATGACCATGCTGAACAATATTGAATATCATGAAAAGATTCACAGCCTTGGAACCACAAGTGGAACCATTACACCTGATGTTGCAAATGGCAACGTTCAAACAATTACTCTAAATGGCAACTTAACATTCAGTGCTTTTTCAAACCCTATTGCTGGTCAAAGTCTAACACTAATTGTTAACACAAATGGCACCAGTAGAACACTAACTTCAACTATGAAATTTACTGCTGGAGATAAAACTATTTCGACTACAAACACCACTGACATTATTAGTGTGTTCTATGATGGCACAAATTATTGGGCAAGTTTAGCAAAGGACTTCAAGTAATGCCACTAGGCAGTTTTAGATTAAATGGTTTAACCAAACGAATAGTAGTTGATTCGGGACCTACTCCTGGACAAGGTATAGAACCTTCGTCTGTGTCAAGTTACACATATACTGCAAGAGGTTCTGCTACTGTTTCAAGCACTGTTGGAACATTTTATCCAAGTTTAGTTTCTTTTGGCAAGTCTGAGTTTAATCCAGAACCATTTGGTGTAGCATATTGGACAGCAAGCAATTGGAGAATGAGAAACGTTCGTGCTGGCGGAACTTCAAGCAATCCAACTGTTGGTGCTGAAATAACACTAACATCTATGACAGTAAATGGCAAGGCAGATCTTGCCAACTGGGGCGATAACATCAGTGGTAACTGGAACGGTCGTGGAGTATTTGTTGCTGACGGCGGAAGTGGAGTTAGATATAGATCTATAAACGTAACTTCAACAAGTATTGCTAATGGAACAAGAACAGGAACTTTATCAAATAAAGTTTTGTTAGGATCTACAAGTGATGCCAACAGTCTTTATCTTTGGCAAGATGACACTGTTAATTCCAACACATATGTTGAAGTATTTGGTCAAACCGGTGATAACGATAACTATTTTACTTTTCCAGCAGATGCAACTGCAACTGCAAATGTTAGATTAACACAGCATAACATGACTACTACTGTGCTAGATGATACTAGTGCAATTAGTTCGGTATACGGTGCTGATCAAAGTTCAACTAATAAAGATGTTCTAGTAATCTACAAAAATGGTAGCATTCAGGTAGTTAATAATATATTTGGATATACTGAAATTACCAATTCATTGGCATATGAAGGTAGATTGATCAACAGCGGTGTAGATGAAAACAATTGGATAGGAGTAGTAGGTTATTATGATACTGCTACTTACAAACTTGATTTAAGACCTTACCAACCAGATAGTGGAAATACCAGTTGTTCATTAGGATCTATTTACACAATTCAACTTCCAACCGGAGCATCAAAGCCATATATTGCTAATGAATCATATCATGGTAATGGTCAATTTTTAGTCTACCATACCGCATCAACTATCTATATTCATAGAATTTTAATGAACGGACTCAGCGATTTACAAGTGAGTTCAGCACAAACTGTTAGTCATAGTAATGCTACTACTACTGCTGCACTTGGTCAAAAAGATGGAACTTATAATAGTCTTCTATTATTAGCATTAACAGGTTCGACACTAACCGCTTATGGATTTACATATACTTAAGGAATAAACTATGACAAGAGCAACCACAGACGGTTTATTTGTAGAACTTGGATACTTTGATCCGGAAGACTATTTCGTTTATGTCGCCGAAGCAGAGTCGGCACCTAGTTCAGCATTTACTGTAGTATGTGACGCTACAGAAATACCAGGTGGTGTTGTAGTTGAAGTTGCTGCTGCTCTCAGTGCCGCTGCTACTGTTGCAATCACTGCTACAAAGATAATCCAAGCGGCTGCTGAATTCGCTGCTGCATTTACGCCAACCTTAACTGTGGAAGTATTCAAGAACCACACTGCTGCTCTTGATGTTGCATTCGATCTTGAATCCACTGCTGTTAAAACAGTTGATCCGGGTGGATTGCTGGAATTCTTTGCTAACCTAAATAACGCTGCTGATCGTTTCCGTGACAACAGTTCTGCTATCTCTGCAGAATTCACTGTTGGAAATAACAATGCGATTGGCGATATTGGAACCAATGTTACATTTGAAAGTGCAGCCAGTTTAGAATCTGTTGCTGCACTTTCTTGTGACGCCGAATCAATAACATATATTTCAGCATCAGCAGCATTGTCTGCTACTGCAACCGTCGCTGCTGAAGGCATCGAATATCGATTAAGAGGACAGGAATCAATATCTGGCCAACGTCCACTTGTTCCTTATTATAGCGATGTAACTTTTAATACTTTTGAAAAATTTGGAAATTATGCTGTAAATCTCGATGGATTGAGTGATCTTAAAATAGTCTATCATGAAAATACAATTGCTCCAAACAACAGCGAAGATTGGTTTTTTGAAACTTGGATTTATCCACTTGCTTCTACACAAAACTTTGATATTTTTAGAATAGACACTGTAGGTAATACTGATGCAAATTCTCAAGTTATAACGCTTTCTGAAGCAAACTCTAACGATTTATTCTTATTTGCTGATGATGCAAATGGTGTTAACAAACTTGCAACTCCATCAACATATACCTTAACAGATAACTCATGGCAACACTTGTTGGTTACATGGAAACCCGGTTCTGGTATGAAGATCTATGTTAACGGAACTCAAAGATCTTCATTATCAGAAAATTTCCAAATTTTTACAACCAACGATCCTTTAAGATTAACCATTGGACAATGGACACCAACCACAGACGGCAATTCAGATAGTTTTCTTTTAGATGATACAAGAATTGTTAGTGGTGTAGATGCTTTAGTTACCTACGGTTATGATTTTAGTAAAACTACTATAACTGTTCCAACAACTTCATTTGTTAATGATACCAATACAAAACTCCTTTTACATTATGAAAACAATCTTAGAGATGACGATGTTGGTATTCAACAATTTACAGCAAATCTAAGTTCTAGTTTTGCACAAACTGTTGCTGCTACAACAATTCAAAGTGGTTTTGCTGACATTGTTGCTGAATCAACTTTATCAACTATAGTTGGAAAAATACAACCTGCCGCTGCTGAATTTGAGAGTGTTGCAAGTCAGTTAACTGCGGTTGCTAAAATAGGTGATTTCTTAATTGATGCTGCGGTCACTGCCAACTTTGCTATTACCCCAGACTTATTCAAAGAATATTCGTCATCAATTGCCAGTGAATTTGCTCAAAGCACTGATGCAGTTAAATCTGTAGAGGCCGGTGCCGACATTGCTGATCAGTTCACAATGGTTACTGAAAACCAAGGAACTATCTCCTTTGTTGCTGATCTTGTCGTAGCATTCACCAGCAATGCAACAGGTGCAACTAATAAACCGGGTGCTGCTGATCTTGCTGCGGAATTTACACAGAATTCTGTAGCAATTAAGGCAGTTGAGGCAGCAGGTTCAGCCGCTAGCGAATTCACTATTGCTATAGATAACAGTAGAACCAGAGATAACTCGTCTGCATTTGAAAGTGTTGCTGCTCAATTAACTGCGGCTGCTAAAATTGGTGATTTCTTAATTGATGCTGCGGTTGCTGCTAATTTAACAGTTTCTGGTAATGTTCTAACTGGATCAGTAGTTGCAATAGATAGTGCTGCATCAGCGTCAATTACCGCTGTTAAAACAGTCGTTGTCTCATCAGATGTTGCTGCGGAATCTCAAATAAGCATAGATGCTGTTGTTGGTGTTGTTGCTGAAGGAACCTTTGAATCCACTGTCAACTTAACAATAGATGCTGACGTGATTAAAAGGGCTGTGGTTGCAGCCAGTTCAACTGCTACACTTGCTGCGGCTGGTAAAGTTACTGCTAGAGCCAATAGTTCAATGGCTGCTACTGCCAGTGTTGTTGCTGCCCTTGGTAGAATCAGACCTGGATCAAGTGCAATCAGCAGTGCTGCTCAGTTAAACATCAATGCTGGTAAACGTGTCTCAGCAACTGCCAACTTGCCTGCTGTAAGTGCAGTTCTAGCAGTTGGTAGAGAAGTTAGACTTGATGTATACGTTTATCGCATACCTGCTGAAAGTAGAAACGCAACTATTGCAAGAGAAATTCGCGAATATGAGATTCGCCAAGAAACAAGAACACATAGTATACAAGGAACATAAAAAATGGCTATTAACAGAGGTGGATTTAACCAAACAAACTATGGATTGGAAATCTCAAAAGATCCCGAAGCACAACTGACCTACACATTTGATTGGAGTTCATGGCTGGAAGGTTCTGACACTATTGATGCAGTAGAATATGAAGTTGCTGCAAGACGCAATGACCCAACTCCAATTGAGATTGAAAGTTCAGGGTTTACTGATACTCTAACCTATGTAGAATTATCGGGCGGTCAAGCAGACAAAGTTTATATTGTAACTGCAAAGGTCACAACCGCAGATGGAATCATTGATCGCAGAGCATTCAGAGTTAATGTAGAAAACAGACAGGCATAAAACATGGACAATTTCCAAACAACAGAAATAGAAAAAACCAACTTGGAAGCCCATGTTGGAATGTGTGCATTGAGATTCAGTCAATTGAATGATAGATTGCGAGCAGTTGAAGAGAAAGTTGACGAAATACACGAGCAACTGAAAAGCAACAATACCAGTCTGATTAAGGCTATCATTGGAGCGGCTGCTACCATCAGTGCTGGTGCTTTTTCAGTTGCGTTGGCAATTTATCTTGGCTGATATATATAATGTATGCAAATACCTGAACCAATACTATCGAGATTAAAATTTAAAAAAAGCCCACACGAAAGACCTGATGCACCAGGAATTGAACGCATTGAGCCTGTGGTCAGACCCTGTGAAGACTGTGATAGAACAGTAGGCGATAGACGTGTGGAATCAACCTTGTGCCAAAGCCCTTTTGTGTTTTGGAGAACTCAATGCATTACTTGCAGACGTTATAAAAATCCCAAGACCGGTGAGTTTGAACGTTTAACCCCAGGTGAAATAATTACCATTTCTCGTAGGGTTTATTTGCGATCCGATAAATAATTTGAGAAGCCAGGTGGCGGTGGATCTTGTTGCTGTCATAACCCGTTTCCGTCAACTCCTATGACCTGGCTTCTCAACAATTATAAATCTTCAAACTAGAGTTCTTCGGGACTCTATTTTTTTATTGACATTTGACCCCGGTTTATTATATAATGTATAAATACTATTGTAGCAGTTAAAACAACAGTCTGATCCACTGTTGGGCCATTTCAACTCCTTAGGGCCACTGCTACTTTTAAAACTATAAGGAGTTTAAGGAGTCGAACAAAGGAGTTAAACAATGTCTTATATTAAAGTAGATTCTCGCGGTTGCGGTGTGGGTAAAACACGCAACACAATCATTCCACGTATCCGTAACAATATTCAATCAGGAATTAGAACACTGATAGTTGTTCCTAGCATTAATCTTCAAAAAGAATATGCAGAACATTTCTCTTGGGATGAGATTACAATTATCAATAGAGATGATAACAAAGAAAAAATATTACAGCAATATCAACTTGCTGATACACCTGTAGTTTGTCTTACACATCAAGGATTCTTACAGGTTCCAACTGATTACTTTGAAAAAACAAATACCGATTTGATCATCGACGAAGCCTTTGATCCATACAGTATGATTACATTTAAAACCTATGACAGTGCTGGTAGAGTATGGGTTGACTTTTGTGAAATATTTGCTTGGCTCAATCCAGCGTTGGTTCCAAAATCAAGACCCAAAACAACCTTCCAAGAATTCTATGAATTAACTGTTGTTGAAAGCACTCCTCCTGATATTATTGACAATGAACGTTGGCGTAAGATTGCCAATCCTAATTGGCGTTTATGGGCAACTTGGGAAATTGGTAATAATTTAATGACTGGTGCCAGCGAAACCAGCACAATCGGTCTTGAATTGTCTGAATCTATTTTAGACAATTGGAGCAGTGTTTGGATTGCTGCTGCTGCATTTGAAAAAACTTTTATGGGCTATTGGATGCAACGTAATGCGATCCCATACGAAATTGAATATGAATTTCAAACACATGATGTCCTGGTTAATTGGCATATACCAACAGAAGAATTCAGTTGGAGCAAAGGTTGTAAAACTGCTAATCCCGATATTGAAGGTATATTTAGAGATTACTGTGAACAACACAGATCTGGTAGATTAATTTATAACAGCAACAATGATAGCACAACAGCGTTTGTTCACGGTGACAAATTATCACACAATGCTCATGGAATTAATGCTTATAAGGATAGAACAGATTATGCGTTTATGAGTGCAATTCAACCTAATGCTGTTTATAAAAACTTTCTATGGCAAAGATGCGGCTTTGATGATCGAGAAGATTGCCGTCGATTTGCTTTTGCATTTAGTGGATATACTGCCTATCAATTGATTATGAGATCTGCCCTTAGAGATCCCTCTAATACTCTACCAGTTAATATATTTGCTCTTGACACTACAATGATTCTTGAAGTAATGGATTTGTTCAATCTTCATAGATCAACAGTATTCACCAATATACCAGTGGAGGACTCGAGAGTCAAAAAGAAACCACTCACCTCTGCAGAAAGACAAAGACTATATCGACTTAGAAAAAAAGCCCAAACTAATACCTAATAGACCGTTACGATTTTACTTAAAGTATTATAGTAGTTTCGTAACGCCAAGAGAGATCCAAGAGACTGACAAGACCTGAGCCGCAAAATAGGAGAAAAACAATGAATAAAGAATATGACAACACCACAGCACAATTAAGTTCAATCAGTTGGCAACTAAAGCAGTTGGTTGAACAAATGGAAAGATTCAACGACAACTATGAAAAAGTTAATCAATTAAAACCGGAACAACCCCAGCAACCTGCAAAGCAGTCTAAGCCTGACTCTACAAGACTAAGAGAATTTCTCGACGGATTAGGCAAATGATACTGAAAAGAACCAGTCACGACCGACACCCAATCACAGTTAGAATAAATGTTGATTCGGGAGATCACTATGCTAGTTTACACTGTGCAAAATGCAATACTCAAATACAATGGCTTAGTAAAGCAGATGCTGAAGAATTAATAAGACTTGCGGTTCCTGTAGAACGAATATACACAAGAAAAGTTAAAAGTCGATTTAAAAGTTGACAGAATACCCTGATATAAAGTATATTAAAACATGACAGAAATTTCGACACAATTGGCCCTAATAGAATTCCAATGCCAACTCATAAGAGAGGTCCTGGAATCTAACCTCTCTGAGGATCCAATTCAAACACAATCCTTGCAACGGTTTGTAGACAGTTTACCAGATTCAAACCTATTTGAGGTGGGTTTTTCTAAATCAGCATAAATAATTGTATGTCAAATAATGAAGCCCACGGACAAACAGATCC